AACTTTTCAATTATTTCAAGAAAGGCACTAATTGACGCGAGCTGAGCAGGCGAGAAGCCAATGATGCTTCAATGGTACACCCACAATTAAAAACAGACTACCCCAATTTTTCTCCCCTAAGGCTAACCTCCAAAAATTTTTCAAATTTATTCCACCCCTGGGTAAAAATAACGCTTGACATTTTTGGTGAAATTTGATATAATAGTCAGATATATTTTGGAGAAATAAAATGACCGATCAACCAGCTTTAGTTACGCAAATTGCCCCCGAAGCACTTTCTGTGGCTGAAGCTTACCTGAAATCCATGAACATAGCAGACACTGCAGGAGACCTGGGCATCAGTGAGCAAGAAGTAACAACGTACCTTGCCAAAAAAGAAGTCAAGAGGTATGTTGATACAGTCTTTATGGATGTAGGATATCGTAATAAGTTTAAACTTGCCTCGGCTTTAGATGGCATAATTGAACAAAAACTGGAAGAACTTGACGAGTCAGAAATGGGCTCTAATAAAGATATAGCAGACTTGCTGGCTTTAGCCCACAAGATGCGTATGGAAGAACTAAAGGCTCAAACCGAGCTAGTAAAGGCGGAACATAGCCAAATAAAACAACAAACAAATGTACAGATCAATGAGACCCCTTTCGGATCTGGCAATTACGGAGAGCTGATGCAAAAGCTTTTAAAAGAGGGATGATATTTTGTCGGAAACAACAAATGAAATACTAGCACAGCTAGGTAGATTAGAACAACGATGTGATGAAGGATGCGGGTCCTCAAAGAAAGTACCCGCAGGCATTATACTTGCCTTACTGGTACAAACATTTACAGTTATATGGTGGGCAGCGGGGGTTCACCAAGACCTCAGACAGTTACAGCAAGAACCTTATGTCGTCGAGACTGAGGTTCAGAACTTTATAGCTGCCCGTGAGAAAGTATATATGGAAATGGACAACAAGCGACACTTAGATATTACCGAAAGAGTAGTGCGCATTGAAAGTTCATTTTTGTTCATCGAAAAGGCTCTAACACGTATAGAGAAGAAATTGATGCTAATAGGAACAGAAGCAGTTAAATGAAAATAACTACGGACGAGAAGAACTGGCTAGACAGTCTAGCTGCTATATGCGAAGAACACTTAGACTATTGTGCAGATAAAGATCTGGAAATAGAAGACGAAGGTGTGTCTAACTTATGCAATGGACTTCTTTTCACGTACGGACATTTAAGCTTCACAGAGGTTCAGAGACCTACCCTACACTAAGGATAATCGGGGATTCTTAGCGTTGGTAGTGCTCTGACATTAAACAAAAAAGGAAAACATGGCAATAGTAACACGAATTGGTAAAGGCATAGAGCTATCTCATGCCGAAATGGACAATAACTTTAGTGAGTTAAACGATAGATCACTATCTAATTGGTCAGAGGACTCAGCAGGTAATTTAGTTCCTTCAGGAGACGACACACTCACTATAGGAACAGCCTCTAAGAAAGTAAAAGACCTTTTCGTATCAACTAACTCCCTATTTATTGGAGATGAGCATAAGATTGCCATTACTTCTGCAGGAGAGGTTAGGATTGCTAAGAAGGTGTCGGGAGTCACCCCTGCAGGAATCTTAGCGGACTCTAGAGTAGTACCAGGTACGTACCCGGACGAAAATTACCTGATTGCTGCACTAACCGCGTACTACCCAGGAGATCCATTATGTGACCCTGCGGACGCTTCATATAACCCTGCTCTATATCATTGGACTGAGTTCCTAACTGATATTGGCTTCTCCGACATAGCTACTCCTAGTATGTACTCCGAAACAGACTTTGTAGACGATGAAGGCGGGAAAGGTCCTGCTGGAAATGACGGAGCTACAGGAAGTGCTGGTCCTGCTGGTCCTACCGGTCCTACCGGTCCTGCTGGAAATGACGGGGCTACCGGTCCTGCTGGGTCTAACACTATGATAGGACTTACCGATACGGCGGTTTCCTCTGGTACTGTAGATGTTGTCCCTTGGGTGTTCGACCCAGCGGACTCTAGCACTTCTACTAGTAGTTCGGCGTGGCAGCAAGCCTTAGTAGTAGGGCTAATGACTAACGGTTCTGCGGTTTGGGACGCGCTATTAAATTCTATGACGGTAAGAGAGTTGCCGCCTATAGCTACTACATACCGCGCTAACTTAGTAGTAGACTTTGTAAATGGAGCTGTAAACTTTATTGGTAACCCTCCAGGTACTACAGGAATGCTATGGACTGCTATAGATAACGGTATGGGAAGCATTGAAATTAGTGCTGCAGGCATGGGAAACGGTATGTCACAGCTTTCAAGCTTACACGGGGTGATGGTAACCTATGATGTTATGGGAGGATTTGCAGGGCCGGGAACTGCTGCTGCTGTAATACCTGCGTTCTTGAATGGCCCTTTCGTAACCTTTTCTATAGCCGACCTTATAGCAGCCGCACCTGCAACCGTAGGCGGTCCCAGTGTTTCGTGCGACTTCAGCTTTGTAGTTTCACACTATTAATTAATGTCCAAAAAGAAAAAAATAACAGCGTCAAGCGCTATAGCAAAACTTAATCTTAGCTTATGTTCAATAGAGGCAATGACTGAGGCACAGCAAAGCTTTTTCGATAACTACGATACGGGTAGATCCCAACTAGTTATGGGGTTCCCAGGAACGGGTAAGACCTTCCTTAGCATGTATAAAGCATTCGAAGACATTATGACAGGTGGAAGAGACGTCCAGCAGTTGGTAATAGTACGAAGTGCTGTTCCTACGCGTGATATAGGATTCTTACCGGGTAACTTGGAAGAGAAATCTCAAGTTTACGAACTACCCTATAGGAAGATATGCTCAGAATTATTCGGGAGAGATGACGCGTACGAAATTCTAATAAAGCATGGTGTAATACGTTTTATGATTACTTCTTATGTTAGAGGTATAACCTTAGACAATTGCATCTTGATTATGGACGAGTTTCAGAACTGTACGTCCCATGAGGCTGATTCCGTATTAACACGATTAGGGCAGAACTCTATTGCATTGTTCTGTGGAGACTTTATGCAGACTGATTTTACAAAAAGATCAGATCAAAACATTTGTAAATTTGTAGATGTGTTGAGTTCGATGCCCAGATGGTTTGCTACCAACCACTTCCAAGCAGAAGATATTGTTCGAAGTGGTTTAGTAAAGGCGTATATTCAGGCTAAATATTTAACTCATAAAGGAGGGTATTAATATGCAGTCACAAGAGAAAATAGCGTGGACCTGGTTAGTACTGGTTTTAGCACTATTTTTCTATGGTTCGGAAGTAGTGGCATTAGACCCTATTGTAACAGATTCAACAACAAGCAGTACAGTACACTCGACAGGTGACGTGACAACTACGGTGAAGTCTCCACCCCCTTCTGCAATTACACCTACATTCAATGGTAGTTCTAATTCAGATTCTTGTACTGTTGGTGTAGCAGGTGCTGTTCAAACACAGATACTTGGTATAAGTGCTGGTACAACAAGTAGAGATTTAAACTGTGAACGTCTAAAGAATGCAAAAACATTATATGATATGGGAATGAAAGTTGCCGCGGTATCAGTATTGTGTCAAGACGTTAGGGTATTTGATGCTATGCTGATGGCAGGAACACCTTGTCCGTATAATGGTATCATTGGTTCTGATGCTAGAATTGCTTGGGATAATGATGTAGATGCTAAACCTATTAAGGAGGGTAACGATGATGAAGGTATCGATCCGATTGAGTTACTTACTGGCATTGGCAGTACTGTTCTCGGCGTCTTGTTCTTACTCTAATTGGACATACGGAACAACAGGTAATGCTGCAGCAAATGGTAGCAGTTGGGGAATGCCTGACTTGTTTCCTGAAGCAAATAACCTAAGTGTTAACGGTGTGTATTATCAATATACACCAATTAAGAATACTGAAGATGATATGAAAGTCCACGTGCAGAATGAAGATGCTGTGAACGGTGGATATATCTTTAGAGAGACAGATGATTGGAGTGGCAGACCAGGTGGCACACCTATTAATAAAGTGATTGGTGTACCAAATGTTCCTCAAGAATATTGGGGAGATGGTTCTATTGAAGTCGAAGGCACAGGTTCTGTTGTTGATGCTTCTGTTGTTTATAGTTATAAATTTGACGATTCTTGTATTACAGCATTGTCAGATCCGAGTTGTCCTGGGTACAATGATGCTTTATTGAGTACATTAAAAGGTATTCCAACAGCAGAAGCATATGATGCAATGGATGATGATAATGTTAAGAATGCATTAAGTAGTAAAACAGAATTAAAAGACGATGATACTGATGAAGTGTCAGAAGATGAAGAGGAAGAAGAAATTGATATTGAGAATCTATTATCTGAGATTGATAATAGTATTATGGCGGCACAAACTGTTGCTCAAAATCATTTAATGAAGGCAATGACTTTAAGTGTAAACGTACAAAGTTACTACGATAAAAAGATTCAAGGTGGTGTTTACAAAGAGACAATAAGTCTAAAGGATAAACACTTACCCGATAATAAGAAAGGAGCAAGAATGGGTCTTGCTCAACAGCAAAAACATAATGAAATGGTTGAAATGCAATATAACGGAGAATAATATGAAAAACGTATTAACAGTAGTAGCAGCCACTTTGGCTTTAAACGTAATGGCAACAGATGTGCCTGTACAAGGTAATGTTCAAATGAGATGTCTAATCACAACGGATATTCCAGGTGTGTATGGCAACCCTACCCCACATACATTAAGTACAGCAGTTGCATCAGGTGGTGTATTACCAGTTGTAAGATATGATATCACATTAGCAGATTCATACAAAGCAAAGATTACAACTCCTACAAGTTTCTCATCTTCACCTGCTTTAATTGATACAGTTACTTGGACTGGTTCAACTGCGGTAGCACAAACTTCTGATGCTGGTATGTCTGGTTATGAAGCGGCAAAGGTAACATATGATGCTACTACTGAATACGACCTAACGGTTGCTGGCTCAACTTGGTTCTCCGCCACTCTATCTGCCACAAACGGGTATGACAAAGCATTCCCAGGTGGTGTATACAGTGCTGTATTAGTTGCTGAGTGTATCGCTAAGTAATATGAATAATAGTGGAGTCACAATATTAATATGCGTTGCATTTTTCATTGCAGGGCTAGTATTGACAGTTGACGCGAAAGCACATGAGATGACTCCAACTTATCCTAAATTTGAATCCTCATTTATTTCAGGTATTCAAAAAACTAAGATGAGATTATTCAATAGACGAAGTGATGTTTCATATTACGAAATAGGGGTATTTGATTCTGAATGGGAACCAGTACCCTTCGTAACAACGTATAAGATAATGAAAATGGATTATCTTGAAACGGTGTCATTTGATTTATACATTAATACTAAAGACTTGAGTAATTCAACATATATTTGTTCTAAGTCTAAACTAATTAAGAGTGATGTTATATCAACAGGTATAGCATCTAGGATTTGTTCTAAGATAAAATGAGATACTTCTTTATATTAATGATGTTAAGTTTAAATGTGAATGCTAATAATGCATTGTCTTTACAGTTACCCTCTATGACAAATAGCTATGCATCTGATAAGTTTAGAGCAGGTAATTTAGATTGTTCTAATGCTATTGGTGGTACAATGAATATGGAGTTTGGTATAACAGGTATTGTTAATAATGCTCAAACACCATTTAGTTCTGATGATCCAGATAATCCTACAACAAAGGATTTGGGTTTATATGCAAGGATAGTAATACCATTGAATGCTCCAAAGGAACGTATAAACTGTAACACGTTATACCAATTGGAACTTAGAAAGAAACGATTAGAAGTGGTGAAGTTAGAACAAGAGTTGAAGAAACTTAGAAGATTACAATTCGAGAATTAATATGTCAGACCTAAGCAAAGACTTAAATAAAATTGATGCAATTAAGGATAAGTTCGCCAACGGTGAATTTAGTATCCTTGGTTATAAACTGACCCCTACACAATTAGGTATGGCATTCGCTGTATTATCTACAGTGATGGGTACGTTGTATGGTGGATTCACTATGTATCAGAAGATTGAAGGTATTGCTAACTTAGATGTTGGTGCTTATCAAACTCAAATGGATTTGATGGATGCTAAGATTGAAAGTACATTGGATTATACAAGAGATATCAAAAACGGATTACGTGATGATATTAGTAGAATTGAAAAGGTATCGGATAGAACAGAAGATGATGTTAATGCTTTAGAGGATAAAGTACGAGATATGATTGATGATGCTGAAGTACGATTTGAAACTAAACGTGACCAATTAAGGGCATCTAATAAAACAGACATAAAAGAGTTGGAGGATAGGTTAAATGCTAAGGTACAACGAGCATTAGACAATCCTCTTGCAAATTAATATGGAAGGGGTAGCACTTTTGCCATATATAAATGGTGAATTACTCATGGCGACCTGTGATTGGGCCCCATTTATGTATTGTTGTTAGGCAAGGAGTAAGAGAGTATGAATATGGAAGAAGAAAAGAAACTAGATCATCAAATTGCAGAAGAAAGCATGGACAATAGTTGGAAGGATGAAGCAATAGTAATTGTATTCTCTTTCCCTATTGTCATGAACTTTCTAGCCCCTATCTTTAGCGAGGTAACTCTTGCTCAGGCGTGGGAAAACTTAGGCAAAGCACCAGAATGGTACACTACTATCGTAGGCATACTAGTACTAGTGATCTTTGGACTAAAAGCAGTAGTGTACAAAGTAGCTGATAAGCTGCTAGATACACCTAAGAAAACTACTTGCAATTGCAAGAAATAGGAGAGAATATATGTTTGGATTACCAATTGAAGCAATAAGTATGTTAGGGTCCACCGCAATGGGTGGACTAATGAAGATGTGGGGGCAGGCGCAGGCTGATAAAGCTGAGCAACATAAAATGTTAATGCAGTCTAATCTACAAGTAGAGAAGGGCGTTAATAATGCACGTCAGATGCAGAACCCTAATGCAGCCTGGATTAGGCGCTTCATAGTTATTATGAGTTTAATGGCAGGGATCGGAATTGTATTCCTGGCCCCTATTCTGGGGATTCAAACCAATGTACCTATTGAGATTACAGAGGGGGTTAAGTTCCTATTTATAGATACTACACATACTGTAACTGAGTACATTACTTTACAGGGGTTTGTAACCCCAGAGTGGCTACCTGTAGCTATTATGAATATTATAGGCTTTTACTTTGGGTCAGCCGCAATGAAGAGATAATAAATGTTAGAGATTAGCAGAGATGATATTAGTGCCGAAAGTATTCAAACTTTCGACAAAGCAGATAGGTTTATTAAATTACCTATAGATAGTTACATGGAGTTACTAGGGATTCAACCGATTAGGTCCCAGGTAGCCCTACTTAATGCAGTTAACAACCCTAAGTATAGGTTTATTGTTGCTGCACTATCTCGACGCCAGGGCAAAACATATATATCAAATATTATAGGGCAGCTATCTGCCTTAGTTCCTGGTACTAATATCCTGATAATGAGTCCCAACTACTCACTTTCTCAAATTTCATTCGATCTACAGCGTAGCCTGATCAAACATTTCGATCTTGAGGTAACTCGAGACAATGCGAAGGATAAAATTATTGAACTTTCCAATGGCTCTACTATTCGTATGGGCTCTGTGAATCAAGTAGATTCCGTGGTTGGTCGTTCGTATGATTTGATTATCTTCGACGAGGCTGCATTATCAGACGGCTTAGAGGCATTTAATGTTGCTCTTAGACCTACTCTTGACAAGCCAAATTCCAAGGCTATTTTCATATCTACACCTCGTGGTAGAAACAACTGGTTCGCAGACTTCTATCATCGAGGTTTTAGTGAAGAATTCACGGACTGGGCTAGTATACATGCTACATACCATGAAAATCCCCGTGTAAGTGCTAAAGATATTGAAGAAGCTAAAAAGGGAATGTCGAAGGCTGAATTTTCACAGGAGTACCTTGCGGACTTCAACCAGTTTGAGGGACAGATTTGGGACTTCGATTTCGAGAATTGTGTAGAGGACCTAGAGGATCTAGATGTTAGCAATATGGATGTGTTTGCAGGTCTCGATGTCGGATATAGAGACCCTACTGCCTTTTGTGTAATGGCTTACGATTGGGAAACAGAGCTATATTATCTTGTCGACGAATACATGGAAGCCGAGAAAACTACTGAGCAGCATGCTGAAGTTATTCGAGATTTAATAGAGAAGTGGGACATCGATGTCATTTACATTGATTCCGCCGCGCAGCAAATGCGGTGGGACCTGGCTCAAGACTACGATATTTCGACGGTCAACGCTACAAAAGATGTTTTGGCGGGAATCTCCTCGGTGGCTACAATAGTAGAGAACAACCAACTTATAGTAGATCAGAGATGTAAAAAGTCCTTAGCTTCCTTGGATCAGTATCAATGGGATCCAAATTTGAATTTACTAAAGGAGAAGCCCGTTCATAACATGGCTTCGCATATGGCGGATGCTCTTAGGTACAGTTTATATACCTTCGTAGCTGCGTACGTTACCTTTTGATTAAGGACACCGGAAAAATATGTCTTGACTTTTTGCTCCAACACAAGTATAATTACTGTATAAAAATTAGAGATATAAGAAAAATACTTGATTATTCAAGGTTAATTATATGACAGAATTAAAGAGGGACATAGTAAAGTATGTCCGTGACCGCGCTAAGAGCGCATACGATAAAGACTCTGAGTGTAAAATATGTGGCAGTACTGAGGAATTAGACTTTCACCACTTTTATGGAATGACTGAGTTATTAGAGAAATGGTTGAAAGAGAACGGAATTACTATTAATACTGTAGATGACATCATGGGAGTTCGTGACAGATTTATTGAAGAGGAGCACGCGAAAGTGTACGACGAAACAGTAACCCTCTGCCATACGCACCATCTGAAACTTCACAGTATATATGGTAAGAAGCCTAATCTGACTACCGGCCCAAAGCAAGAACGTTGGGTACAAAAACGTAGGAAAAAAGAATATGGGACTATTTGATAAGTTTGTATCAAAACTAAATCCAGCACAGCCTGATATACACGGATCTGAAAGCTCTTCAGCATCGACGAAACCGTGGAGAAGATACAACGTAGCATACAAAGAAGTAGAGGTAGTTAACAGAGGTATTAACC